CACCTGCTTGAATCTGACGTTGTACAGGATTGTTGATAAGTGTGGCATTGCCCTGTGCAGCAGATAGATTACCTACGCTAGTGGCTGTTTGCTGGGCCGCTGTGACCTGTGCGCGGGGGTCTACGGTAGCCTGTGCTGCCTGTGTAGCATTCATAGCTGCATCGACTGCTGGTGCGGCTGTAGCGGCTTCCATTACATTTGCTTGTGACTCTTGTTGTGGGGTAGCTGTAGCTGTCTGTGCCATTGCTGTAGGCACTGCAACTGCGCCTGTAAGTGCGCCAGTACCTTGCTGTACTTCTTGACCCGGACCTGTTGGTGTCATAGCAGCGGTAGTTACACCACCTTGAGGTATTCCGGGTGCGTACATACGCTGTGTAGTTACATCACCAATGGCTACGTTCTTTACATCACTTTGAGGTGCTGGTGCAGCAGGTGGTGTTGTTTGTTGTGTTTGTGATTGTGCAGCAACACCTGTGTACATAGGATTTTGATTGCCTAGTACGCCCTGCAACGGCCCAAGTGGTGAACCAGTTTGTTCAAAACCCGGCCCATCCGTTTCACCGCCGGGTGCCATGTTTGGTACAACCCCACCAGTAAATTCTCCTCCTCCTACTTGATAGCCACCTAAACTGTTCATATAATTTTTATAGGCTTCTGCTTGCATAGCCATTGGAAAATTATATGATTTGCCATCTACTACAGCATTACCCACGACTGTTGCGCCGGGTTTGTTTTGAATATCTTTGTAATAGTCAGATTGTTTAAACTGGTCATACATAGGAGCAGATTGATAGTTTTGTTGAAAACCACCTTCTTGACCACGTGGGGGTATATATGCACTAACACCACGTGGGTCATTTATAACAGGTGTAGCACCTCCCGGTTGTCCACCAGTAAGTGCTAGAGGTGCAGGGCGACCAGTAAGAGAGTATGTACCTTCTGGCCCGTACATAGGTGGAACAGATGCTTCCATACCCGGAAGCATACCACCCGTCTGCATCTTCACCACACCACCTTTAGCCATCTGCTGTGCAGCTTGGACAAAGCCATTCATTCGTGCCTTACGTGCTGGGTCATCTTCAATGTATTGTTGGAACTGGCCCATGTCACCAGAGTAGCCCATAGCTTTGGCAATCTTATTCATTGCTTCAGGTTTAAATGCTTTGAACATCGCCATATTAATTCATTCCCATAAATACTGTAACTACCATTGCTACCACCATTACGGTGCTACCCATTATCATTGCTTCTAAACGCCACATGCGTTTATCCAAGTTGTCCAGCTTGCCGTTTACCAACTCACGAAACATGGCGCACTCTTTTTCGTGTGCGTCTAGTTCCATCTGTACCTTGAGTGCTGGCTCTACTTGCTGGGTCATTTTCATTATTCAGCTTCTAGTGTGGCTACTTTGGCCTCAAGTGTTTCAATGCGTGTCATAGCTTCTTGAAGTGCCTTAACTGCTTTCATATACAGCACAGAATATTTGACTGTTTTAATATCCCTGTCCTCGCCTTCGTCATACGCTGTTGCAACTAACCCAGCACTGACTTGTTCAATTTCTTGAGCAACCACACCAAGCATTTTTGGGTCAGTATCATCTTGCTCATTGAAGTGAAATTTGCGAACACTAATTGCTTTTATGTCATCCCACTGTGATGCTGCGTCAGTTATGTTCTTTTTAACAGTCTCATCCGAAATAGCACCGTAGCTATTATTCGTGTTTTCAACATTACCGCTATCACGAACTATAAACCGATTTGCTCCTGCACCAGTATTGTAATATCTAAATGCGTTAAAAGTGCTGTTTGATGTATTTCGTTCAGCGTATAATAAAAAAGCAGTTGACGTATAGGTTGTGCTGTCGGACTCAAGCAAAAGAAGATTTGAGTTTGCTGTTGACCCTGTGTTGTGAATCTTCCACCTGCTGTTGCCGTTATCATAATACATACGCGGATTACCATCGCCATCCGACAGCACGATGTTGTTGCTGGATGTGCGGATGTCTAGGCCGCCTTGGTTGCCTGTGTATGCGCCAATGATGGTGTTCTTAGAGCCTGTTGTGATTGCATTGCCAGAGTTTTTACCAATGACTGTATTTCTGAAGCCAGTGGTGTTTGCATTGAGTGCGCTATGACCAACAGCAGTGTTGTCATCGGCGGTGGTGTTGGAGCCAAGCGCATTGTTGCCCATCGCCACATTGTTACTTCCTGTAGTGTTGGCATCTAGGGGGCCATTACCTGTGGCTACGTTGTTTTCACCAGTGGTATTTGCATACAGCGTTTGATAGCCGATAGCAGTGTTGTTGGATGCGGAGGTGTTGGCTGTCAAAGCCTGATAGCCAAAAGCTACATTGTTAGCACCTGTAGTATTGTAGCCAGATTGATAACCAACAAATGTGCTTCTATTGCCTGTTGCTGAATTACCAGCCGCATACCCAACAAATACGCTGTCACCATTTGTGGTCATTGCTTGTCCAGCGTTATGACCTACTGCTGTGATAAACGCACCCGTTGTCACTGAGTCTAGTGCGTTTGCGCCAACAGCAGTGTTGGATGCACCAGTGGTGTTTGCGGTTAGTGCGCCATAACCAACGGCAGTGTTGCTAGAAGCTGTGGTATTCGCCTCTAAGGCTTCTCGCCCGATGCCAGTGTTAAACTCGCCAGTTGTGTTTGCAGACAGTGCAAGAATACCAAACGCACTGTTATATATTGCTGTTGTGTTTGCATCCAGTGCTTGATAGCCGACAGCAGTAACTAGCCCCGTGGTGTTTGCAAAACCAGCCTGATACCCTACTGCCGTGCTTCCTGCGCCAGTGGTGTTGTTAACAAGTGCGTTATGACCTAAACCTGTGTTGCTACTTGCTGTATTGTAATACAGGGCATTCTCGCCCATCGCCACGTTGTTACCACCTGTTTGATTTGTGAATAGCGCATTTTTACCAAAGGCATTGTTTAGAGAGCCAGTAGTTGTGTTTTGCGCCGCGCCAGACCCCACCGCTGTATTGTTTGATGCAGTGTTGTTGTACAGCGCAAACTGACCAAAAGCAGAGTTGCTGCTTCCTGATACATTTGAAAACAAACTTCTGTCGCCAAATGAAGAGTTAGCTGCTCCTGTTGTATTCGGATATAAGGCAGCGTTACCTATAGCCGTATTGCCAGCCCCAGATGTATTTCCTGTCAGAGCATCTGCACCAACAGCTACATTGTTCCCGCCTGTCAATGAACCGCTATCTAGCGCAGCATTACCCAACGCCACATTGTTGCTGCCTGTCGGGTAGTTACCGTCCAGTTTGATTGTGCCGCCGTCTACGCTGACATTGCCAGCAACAGTAAGGCCGTCTGTGACTGCCGTGCCAGTTACGTCAATGCCGCTAGAGCTAGTTTCAAACTTCTTGGCGTTGTCGTAGTACAGTTCAACTGAGCCGTCAGTTTTAGCAACCAACATCTGTTCAGCTTGGTTTTTCATAAGCTGGATGTTGTTGCCGTTAGTGGTGATTAGAAAGTTACCTGTTCCGACATCTTCAATAAATGAGTTATTGTTGGCGTGGTAAATCTGCAAGTCATTGCCAGCACCAAAGATGGCCTTGTCGTCATCACCAAAGTTGATGTCACCAGTTGTGGTCAGTCCAGTAATAGTTGTTGCGCCTGTAAATGCAGTTGTGCCAGTAACGCTTAGATTACCACCCACACTGAAGTCGCTGTTTACATTACCGCTGAACACACTGAAGACATCATACACGACAATCTCAGCTACATCAGATGCAGTCAGTGCAGACAAGCCAGCAATGGTATTCGCTGTGCTTGTATTGTAGTCCGTACCAGCTACTAGGGTTACACCATTCAAGTTAACGTCAACATAGTTGCCGTCAGTGAATGTCAGGGTGCCACCTGTCAGCGCACCGCTGATTGATGTCTCACCGCCTGATGCAGTGAAGTAGTAACGATTACGTACACCCTGTGATGGTGATTTGCCTAAGTAAGCCATTAACGGTTCTCCGGTTTATTATTCGGCAGTGTAGCCTTGACCTGCTGTGATTGCAGAGTTGACTGCTGTCATGTCTTCATCTGTCCAGTAGTCTTTAGCTACCATCAGTTGCAGATGCTCAACATTGCGGTCTACACAACCCTGACGCTCCTCTGCATCATCATCTGCCATTGCATTACCTGCAATCACGTCTGTGATGAGTTGCACGGAATGACCCATAGCTGTGTAATTCTGTGCGATTTGTTCTGTTGTAAGTTCGTCCATTTTAATCTCCTGTAAGTTAGGACTCAAGTGCGGCTATACGAGCCTCAAGTGCATCGTTATTTGCTGATAATTCTTGTAATGCTTTTACCAGCACAGGCACTAATGCCTCGCCTTGATACTTTAGGCACTCCTCAAATTCGTCATCAATGATTACATTGTCTGAGCCTTCAAGAGCCAGCACTTCTTGTGCAAGGAAGCCATACTTTTTTGGCCCTGCTTTTGTAGTTGGGGCATCTCTGCTTTGGTTGTAGTAAAACGAAACTGGTCTTAGCTGATTTACAAACGAAATGCCTCTGTCACTGCCAATATCTGCAATATCTGTTTTATCTCGCTGGTCTGATGTAACAGCTATGCTTGTTTTGACATACGCATTGGTGATATTGTTGTGACCAAGAATAAGTCGGTTGCTTTGCGTAGTGACATTCAAAACTGCATCTGCGCCAGATACCTCGCCTATAGCTACGTTACCTGCTCCTGTTGTGCAGTTTGCTAAAGAGCCAGTTCCTATAGCAGTGTTGTTATTAGCAGTGGTGTTCAAAGTCAAAGCAGAAAAGCCTACCGCTACATTGTTTGCGCCAGTAGTGTTTGCGTTAAGCGCAATAAACCCACAGGCGGTATTGTTACTTGCTGTGGTGTTTGCACCAAGTGCTGAACTTCCAACTGCTGTATTTTGTGTGCCAGTAGTGTTCGCGTCACCTGCTGTTGAGCCTACAAATGCGTTGTTATTGCCAGTGGTGTTCTGATATAAAGCCCTATAACCAAAAGCAGCGTTGTTAGACGCTGTAGTATTTTCTTGCAATGCGCTTTGACCAAATGCCGCATTGTTTGAGCCATTGGTATTGTCTTTCATTGAAGACCAACCGACTGATGTATTCGATGCGCCAGTGGTGTTTGTGACAAGTGCATCTTTGCCCACTGCCGTATTGTTAGATGCCGTAGTGTTTGCGTTTAATGAGCCTTTGCCAAGTGCTACGTTGCTTGTGCCAGTGGTATTTGCTTGAAGTGAATTTGAGCCTAAAGCAGTATTGTTTGCGCCAGTGGTATTGGTAAGCATAGAGTCTTTACCAACCGCTGTGTTGTCATCTGCCGTAGTGTTTGAGGTCAGCGCGTTGTAACCGATTGCGGTATTGTCATCACCTGTGGTGTTTGCGTCTAGGGATTGTGAACCTAGTGCGGCGTTTTTTACGCCAGTAGTGTTTGCGGTGAGTGCTTGATACCCAAAGGCAGTGTTGTTATCTGCCGTGGTATTAGCATCAAGTGCCTCACTACCCATCGCAGTGTTGGCAGAGCCTGTGGTATTAGCACCAAGCGCATTGTAGCCTACAGAAACTAGACCACCACCAGTGGTGTTTGCTTGTAGTGCAGATACTCCAATGGCAGTGTTGAAGCTGGCTGTGGTATTTAAGCTAAGAGCATTTTTACCTACAGCCACATTATTACTTGCCGTTGTATTAGCCCCAAGCGCACCCACACCAACTGCTGAATTGTTGGCACCTTCTGTGTTGGCGTCTAGCGTATTATACCCGACAGCGGTATTGTCACCGCCTGTGGTGTTTGCGCCAAGTGCGGAGTATCCGACTGCGGTGTTCGCACTAGCTGTAGTATTCGCATCAAGTGAGTGGGAACCCAAAGCAGTGTTGTACCCGCCAGTAGTATTTGAGTTCATTGACGTATAGCCAACCGCTGTGTTCCTAACACCTGTTGTGGTTTTGTTTAATGCAAAGCCACCTATTCCTGTATTAAGTTCACCAGTGGTATTAAGATATAAAGACCGATATCCCATCGCAGTGTTTAATTCAGCAGTGGTGTTTGTAGTCAGTGCTTGATAGCCCACAGCAGTGTTGGCGGTGCCAGTGGTGTTTGATAAAAGTGCAGATGCTCCAACAGCAGTGTTGTTGTCTGCTGTAGTGTTTGACCTTAATGCTTCATTACCCACAGCTACGTTAGAGTCACCTTCTGTATTATCGTCTAGCGACCTACGGCCTACAGCTATGTTGTTACTGCCTGTTGTATTTCCAACAAGAGCCTGTTCACCAACCGCTACGTTTTGCCCACCGGAAGTGTTTGCTGTTAACGAAGCCGTGCCAATGGCTACGTTATTGCCACCAGAGAGCGAACCATCATCAAGCGCAGTGTCACCTAACGCTACGTTGTTAGTGCCTGTCGGGTAGTTGCCGTCCAGCTTGATTGTGCCGCTATCCTGCGAGATGTTACCACCAATAGTAATATTGTCTACAGTAACGGTGCCACTGAAGTCCTTATCGGCTGCATCTGCTAAGTCTCTTGCTCTAGTCACGGCTACGTTCTCCTAAAATTACCAGCTTGATGGTACTTTGCCTACGATAGATGGGCTTGCCATTTCAGCAATCTGTGCATCCAGTGATGCCTGTACTTCTTCTTCAGTCTGTGCTATGTCAGCCAAGACTTTTGCCTTGCACCAGTCTTGTGTCACACTGTTAAATTCAATGAAGTCTACGCCGTCATCTACCTCAACACCAGCGGTGCCGTACATAGATGCTGACAGGTAATTGTTATCAGCGTCTTGCTCACTGTCACTGACAGCAGTAATACGCCAGTGGATTGTCTTGATTACGTCTGACAAGTCACCTTCTGTGGGTGCTGTGTCAAGTTGTGGATATGACCACGTGTATGTGTTTGCCATTGTTTACTCCTGTTAGCTGGCTTTTAATTCAGCAATCTCTGCTGCTAGTTCATCAATCTTGCGGTGAGCATCCTGCAACGCCGACACAAGAATTGGCGTGATGCGTCCGTAATCCATAGACATCATCGCATCCTCGTCATCGCCAGTTGACACGGCCTCTGGCATGACTTCTTGCATTTCCTGTGCAATGAAGCCCATAGACCGTGAACCGTCAGGGTCAGCCTTCCAGCTATATGACACAGGGTTCATAGCCATCAGCTTGTCTGTTGCGACTAGCGGTTCGATGTCTTGTTTGAGGCGGCGGTCAGATGTGGTGTTGTAGGTTGTGCTAGTTGTTGTGACAATAGAACCAGCGACAGCACCGTTTTTGCCAAATGTAATCTGTGCTGATGAAGCTGTGTCATCTCTATTTAGGGTGATGTATCCCGCACCAAGTTCAATACAGTTTGCATCAAAGACGTTGCCTATTCCTCGTGCGCCAGTCATTCCCACTAACAATTCTGTGCCAGAAGTTACCCTGACCCGCTCATTTCCGTTAGTTACAAAGCGAATATCGTGTGAGCCTGTAAAGTGGACTTCACCCGTATGACCGCCGTTGCCTTTTACATAAGTTGTAAAAACAGAACCGTTAAAATAACCGTCTTTGAAACGTGCGCCACTATTGCCGATGTCTATTGCACCATCTCTACCCGAGCCATCGGTGTTGCTTGGATAAACTTGGTCTGCGCCATCGTGAAAACGCAGTCCGGTGTCACCAGTTCCAGCAACCATATCGCCACCGATTGTGCCAATGACGCCAACCGTGCTGCCAGATTTCGTAAATTCTATGAGCGAGCCATCACTTCCACCACGGTTGAGGTTTGCACAAAACGCATTTACATTACTAAGGAATAGTTTATTGGAGCTATCGTTAAACTCCATACCATCATTTTGATAGCCCGCTGCCGTCTTTCCAACCAGCAGATTGCCTGACGCATCCAGTCGCATACGTTCAGCACCCGCATTCTGAAACATCAAAGGGTCACTTGATGTTACAGCTATTACCCCACCACCGTTATTGGTGTACATCAGCATTTCTGTGCCAGCAGTACCCGTGCCAGCACTATCGCTTGTCGCTGTTTTAAATATACCACCGTTGGCTGTAGTAGAGCCTGCAACCTCTAAGGTTGTGTACCCGCCACCAAAATCTTCTGGTGCCGAACTGCCGATGCCGACATTGCCAGCGTGGTCTATTGTCATGCGAGTGGCATTTTCAGTCTCAAATACTAAATCGTTATCATCGCCGTTCCTTACGCTGGATATGGATGCGCCATTAGTATCTGAGGTGTTATCAGTAGAGTTGATAAACCTAATACGAGAGCCTGTCCCACTTGAGGTTGCGTTGTTTCTAATCTGAAGACTGTCGTTCACAGAACCAGCAGCAGTGGCTACGATTTCTAGGTTGTGGGCAGGAGCCGTAGTGCCGATGCCGACATTACTTGTAGTGTTCAACCCGCCTGTGATGTTCACGCCAGATGAGGTGGTCACCAGCTTTTGAGAATTATCGTAGCGTAAACCAACATCACCATCTTCGCTTGTGGTAATGGCGTAGTCACCATTCATAAACTGCAGATAATGGTTGTTAGATGCTCGTATAAATAGGTCGCCAGCACCAGCATCATCAATATAGCTGTTGCTACCATCGTGATAAATCTGCAAGTCATTACCAGCACCAAACTGTGCCTTGTCACTGTCGCCAAAGTTAGCGTTGCCGTTGAACTCAGCATCACCAGTGACAGTCAGTTCATCTGCTGTGTTAAATCTTGATATACCTGCGCCGATATAACCCATGATTATTCCTTACGTAATTTCAAGAATAGACAAAGCAACGTCTGCGCTAGATGCGACATTTGACGTAACTTTCAAGACATCACTTGCGTTCATAACTACTTTCTGTTCACCGCCCACAACAACAAGGCTGCTACCCACAGGAATAGGTGCATCCTTTACAATGTAGATATTGTCACCATCATTATTCTCAAGCTGTACATCTACCTCAATCTGTGAGGTGTGAATGTTCGCAATCGACATGCCAATGATTGTTGTTTCGGTAGAACCAGCACCAGTATGAACCGTGGCAGCGGAAGTGCCTACTCCAGTGTCTGTCACCAGTTTAAATGAGTTTGCCATTTATTTCTCCAATTATGTATAATTATACCACAATCATACTGATTTGTCAAGCATATTATCCAAGTGCAATCGCCATTGCTACAGCGGCATTGTTAGCTTCTGTGACAGCAAAGGCTGTTGTAGCAATTGTTGTATTGCTTGTGCCAGCAGATTGCGTAGTACCCGTGACTGTGCTTGACAGTGAGCCACCATTAATAGTGGGGCTAGTCAGGGTTTTATTTGTAAGTGTCTGTGTACCTGTAAGTGTTGTTACTGTACTGTCAATGGTAATCTCATCAGCATTAGCAGTAATACCTGTACCACCAATCACATTCAGTGTTACATCACCAGATGTACCACCACCTGTCATACCAGAACCAGCAACTACAGATGTAATGTCACCGACAGGTACAGTGGCTACTTGTGTATCTACATAGGCTTTGATTGACTGTTGTGTAGCAAGATGGTCGGCACTGTTAGAAGACATATCGTCTTCATCTTTAATGGAAGTTCCACTTATTGTACTGTTCAGCACAGGACTTGTCAAGGTTTTATTTGTAAGAGTTTGTGAGCCTGTCAGTGTCGCTACAGTGCTATCAATAGCAAAGGTCATTGTCTGTGATGACCCTGTTGTATCAATACCTGTGCCACCTGTGAATGTCATTGACTGACTATCAAGGTCTACACTCTGTGCGCCACCACTGTCACCAGAAAAGTCAAAGTCCTGTGCAGTTACTTGGCTATCTACATATGCTTTAATAGACTGCTGCGTAGCCAGATGGCTTGCGCTGTCAGATGACATATCATCTTCATCTTTGATAGATGTACCGCTGACTGCACCATTAAGTACGCCAGTAGTAATAGTTGGGCTTGTAAGAGTTTTATTGGTAAGTGTATCAGTCGTAGCACGGCCTACAAGCGTGTCTGTGCTTGTGGGTAAGGTAAGAGTACCTGAGTTACTGATAGAGGAGATGACGGGCGTTGTAAGCGTCTTGTTGGTAAGTGTCTGTGTTCCAGCGAGTGTGGTTACAGTTGAGTCAATAGCAAAAGTAACAGCGTTACCTGAACCAGAAGTATCAATACCAGTACCACCTGTAAGCGTGAAAGTCTCGCTGTCAAGGTCGATAGAGAGAACACCACCACTGTCGGCTTGGAAGTCGAGGTCTTGCGCTGTGACTTGGGCATCTACATAAGCCTTAATAGATTGTTGCGTGGCGAGTTTAGTCGCACTATTGGAAGACATGTCGTCTTCATCTTTAATGCCTGTGACAGTCGCCCCATCACCTGCAATATTAATACTGGTGTTAGCTACGATTGTTGTACCTGTAATGGCAGCGGCAGATGCCCCACCAATTACTGCACCGTCTACTGTACCACCGTTGATATCGGCAGTAGTAGCCACCAAGCTGGTAGCCGTAATCGCACCCGCTGATGCACCACCGATAGTGACGCCATCAATTGTACCGCCATTGATATCAGCAGTGTCAGCTATAAGTGCATCAATATTGGCTGTGCCATCAATAAACAGGTCTTTAAACTCTGTGCCGGATGCACCTAAGTCAATGTCGTTGTCTGTGACAGGAACAATGGCACCATCTTGAAAGCGTATCTGTTCTGTTGAACTGCCACCTACATCTACGAACACACCAATGCGATTGTTTGTATCACTAACTACGACTTTGTTAAGTGGTGTGGCAACACCGGGGTCACCAATCAATCCGATTACTGGGCCTTCAGCGGCAGTGCCGTCATGTTTGTGACCAGTGGTATTTACAAAAGCAGCAAGTAACTGATTAAACTCGTTGTTACTTTGTGCTGCGGTAATAACGTCACCGTCAGTGTATGTGGATTGTCTTACGTAACCTGCCATTACCTTCTTGCTCCTGCGTCAAATTCTAGCTGAAAACCTTTTAGTGTGTACGGTAGTGATATATCATTATCCACCACCCGCATTGCTACAGCAAAACCGCTACCTTCTACTGGCTGTCGTACCAATGGGTTTGACTGACCACCGTATGTTGCTGTTCCGTATACTGACGTTCCATACAATGCCACTACTGTTGAACTGTCAAACGGGTATGCATCAGGTCTTGCTGCATCTGGAGATTCATAGTCATATCGTAGAAACAAATCAGAGTTAAGTGCGCCTGTAGGTGCGTAGTTAATAATTACTCGCTGAAAGTTTTTACGTATGCCAGCATCTCCCATAGTCATATCAGGTGAACGATAACGGCCTATAATTGTAGTGCCATCAAATGTGTTACCTTGTTCTTGGCGATAGATATAACCATCGTAGCCACCGTGGAGTACAAAGATGTCACCCTGTACTGTATTATAATCTGTACAAGCTGGCTGTATGCCTATAGTTGTAGCAAACTCGTAACCTTGTTGTTTACGTACAGCAATAACACCTTTTGTTGTAGCCTGTGTATCTTCTGACCTATTGACCCTAAACAAACGATACTGTGTCTTGCCGGGTACAACCACGCTTACAAACTCGTCTACGTCTGTGACACCATCAAACAATTCCTTAACGGGTGCTGTAATTGTGCCAAGTTCAACGTCATTAATACGTTCAGTCGCGGCTACTGTTCTAAGTCCATCCCGCCCAAGAAAAATAATATCACCAGCTAGTTCTTGGATGGTAAAGTTATTTAGACAACCAATGTCTCTAGTAACAGGTTGCATCTGAAAGTCTGCAACAGTGTTGCCTATAAGTCTAAAAATGCGTTCTTCACAGAAGATGTACAGTTCATCACGAAACGGAAACAATCCAGTGATTGTGCTGTCTACCCGTATGGCACCTGCGCCATTGGCTGTGTTAAAGTCATTATCAGTAAAAGGTGCTGTAAATACAATTTCTTCTTTATTAGCACTATGCCCCGCAAAGAACATAGCATTTTTATAACCTACAACAAACTTTGGATTGGATGGTGCGCCTGTTGCGTTAATGTCTGTTACAGTTGTGCCATCATATTTTGTTGCGTGGTTTGCACCATCAGCCCAGATAATATGGTCAGTGCCAGCTAGATTATATCTAAAGAACGTATACCTATTTGCATTAGTACGTCCTGTGTCAATCTCTGTCCAACTACCTGATGTACCAGCCTCAAATACTTTTTCTCCACGTGCAGCAATTACTTTGTTATTGCCGGGAAAGAAAGCAGACATAAGCACTGCTTCAGATGAACTAGATGTCTGCGGAACAATATTGCTGTTCCACTTGATGTAGCCATTGATACGGCGGTAACCACCACGTACATCAGGTTCAAAGTTTTCTAGTTCAAGTGCCATGCCGGGTTGCATCTTAAAGGTTGGCTGGTCAAGAACTAACCCACCTTCACAAGCAAACACATAAGGACTGAGGCCAGATTCATCTGCCATTTAAACCTCTAAAATCCACCCGCGCCAGCACCGTACCTTTGTGAGTATGGAATATACGTAGACCTAATGTAGTCAGCACGGTTAAGCAAGATTGTCTGCATCTGCTTAATACCTTCCTCAAAACGTGCAAAGTTGATGCCATACTGCTGTGCCTCTCCACGATACTGATAAGCGTATGCAGTTGCACCATCTACAATTACCTGTCGGTACTGTTCAGGTACAGTTGGTGCATCTGTTGCTGCCGACAATAGAGTAGGCTTTTTATAGTATTCATACTTTAGTTCGTATGCTTTATCAGGGTACGGGTACAAGCCGTAGTTATTATCTGGTGTGCGAAATACGTAGATAGGAACTGCACCTACATCAGATGTAGTTTCTTGGTCAATATATTTTTGTGTATATTCTTTGTAGTCTAAAATACGTAGTGTAATCCCTGATACACCCAGAGTATCATCTTTACTAATTCTAAATGTGTCATAGTCTATTGACTGTGTATCCGTTGGAATAGTATAACGTGTTTGACCAGCTACTAATGTCTGCGTTTCAGTAGCGTGTGTAAAGGGCCAGCCAAACTCACGTTGATTAATATAGTTGATAGCATCGTTGACAGCATTTTGACATTGTACTTGAAAACCTCTAGCTGCAGTAAAATTAGATGCAGTAAGGGCTACCTCGTTCATACGAGCAAGTACCTCATTAGTAATGTCTAGGTAAGTATATGCCATCGTGCATCCTTATAAAGAAAGAAAGTAAAGGGGCAAGTTGCCCTGCCCCAATACTATGTCAGTTAGATAACGTCACGTGCTACTTCTTGAGCAGTCAAGTCACCTTCGTCATTGCAGTCCATGAGGACAGCCCAGATACGGAGTTTACCCGTAGTAACTGCGCCACCTGACAGGGTAACAAGTTTGAGGTCGATGTTGTCATCAGCAACAGCCATCCGTGGAGAATAGGCTGCTGGGTTCTGTGCTACAACACCTGCTGCAGAAGTTCCGTCAAAACCATCAACAAAATCTTCTGCTGCAATCATGCCAAGGTCTACAGTAAGAGTAGAACCGTCAGAGGCAGTATCGACTTCAATACCTGCATTCATCACCATCATGCCTTTTTTAACAGCAATTACTGGAATGACATCGCCAGCGGCAAGTGCGCTACCTTTGTCAGACAGTGCTGTTGCAAAGTCAAATGTGGTCTGAACCATGTATGGATTACGCCCACGCTGCGAGTTGCCACGTGCGGCTTGGAGAGTGTTATCACCTAGTGCCATAATCTATTCTCCTTATACCAAGCAGTACTTGGCGTTAACAAGAGCCTCTGGACGGAGAATCTTGCGGCCATACAGATGCATACCACGGACGATATCTGCAAAGCTGTCCGGGTCGCGGTAGGTTTCAGTCTTGTTGATTTGGTCAGCAGTAGCAACGGCTGATGAATGACCAGCAACAATCACACCAAAGTTATTAGCATTGGTTCCACCAGTTGTGGAAGGACCAGTACCAACTTTAGGCAGGTTGTTAGAAACATGGACTTTAAAGCCATGCAGGTTATTCAGAATCAAACCATTCTGCAGACCAGAACCACCAAAGTCTGAATCAAACAGACGTGAGTCTTCGTCTTTCAGAAGTTCAACGAACACTGGGTCAATGACCAACCAACGGCCCTGAGAGTCCACGTTTTGCAGGTCGAGTTGACGACCCATACGTGCAATCACAGTCAGTGGGTTAGTAGTACCAGCAGCAGTTGGAACAGCTTCTGATGCGCGAGGCTTCAGACCGACACAGTTAGCAGCATTACCTGCGTTGAAGTCGGATGCATTCAGCTTCATGCTTGACAGCAGTTCGTCAGTACCAGCAGTTGTAACTGACTTAGTACCGTTAATTACGTTATTTACGGTGTCAGGTGTGCCACTGATTGCAGACTGCTTGAAACCTGACAAGTAGCCAAGAACATCTTGGTCAAACTGGTCAGCAAGACGGTATGCAGCACGGTTGCTTGAGAGAGACTCAAAGTTTACGTGCGAATGTGCTTCTTCAATGTCGTCAACTTTAAACGCAAAGTAGTTTGCTTTGTCAACGGTCAGTGTGAAGTCTTCATCGTCAAGGTCTTGCGGAGTAATGGTAGTACCACGCTCGTAAGCCTTAACAGTGATTTCGGGTTCCTTGATGATTTTAACTGAATCACCAAAGTTTGCGATTTCACCAAAGTAGTCGTTATTCGTAATCGCGTCACAAACAGCGGCCTTGCGGAATGCAAGCTGCACCTGTTTGGAGTAAATTACTGGGCTAAAATTGCCATTCGGCAAGTTGTTATAACCCGGCGCTCTTGGGAAAGCCATAATCCATCTCCTATTGTTTTGGATTTTTCACAGATGCAAACAGTACAATTCTTTGCAGAGGCTGTATAACGTAGGGTGTACCTTGTAAGTCAGTGGCCGCCGACATACTTAGTAGGCCATGTTATTCAGGTAATCTTGAAGATTTTTGTCGTTTGCGGATTGTTAGGTAAGCAAGGAGCGACCCTGCTTACACTACACTTGACTATAGTTATACTTATTAATAACTACTTGTCAACTCTTTTTTATCGTGCAGAACCAGATAAATCATAGATAAACTTACCACTACGGATTGCATCCATAATCTCATCAGCATGTTTCTCGTATTCATGTGCTGACATCTTATCTACATCTGACTCTTTCAGATACGTGGAAGCCTCATCAGTTTGCGGCTTACTTCTTTTATCTTTCGGCGCAACTGCCTCTGCTGCACCCTTATCATTCTTGCTCTTAGACTTTTTGCCAATGCCTCTATCTGCTTTGTAGAGGTCAATTGCTCGTGCTGCTGACCGTGCGTCATTATCATTCTCGTACAGTGCGTCCTGTACCCACTTAGGTTGTTCTTCAGCCCACTCGTGGAAGTCATCGCTGTCACGAATCTCACCGAAATCTGGATGCATCTGCATCAGAGATGCTTCTGCTTTTTCTTTAGTTGCAGTATTCTGCATCTCATCAATTGCTTTGATTCTTTCTTCTAGTGCGGTTGCTTGCTCACTAGCTTTCTTCATTGCAATTGTTTCAACGATAGCTGCTACGTCTGGGTATTCTTTTGCCCACTCTTCAATGTCCTCATCAGACTTGGGTAGTTTCATTTCTTGCTTTAGTTCTGCAAGTTCAGACTTAAACTCTTCTGCTTGTTTCTGTTGATGTCGGCGTAGGTCAGAGTAACGCTTTTTAAATGTTTTCTCTTCTGCGCTAGTAGGTTCAGCTTCTTGCTCTGGTGATTCTTCTTCACCATCACGTTCTTTCATTAGCTGTTCTAGTTCTTCCTCATCGCGCTTAACTCGTTCTTCTTGCGTGTAAGGTTTATTAACAAATGCCGCCTTTGGCGTAGTCTTCATTTCTTCTGCCATGATTGTATCGTTCATGTCATTCTCCTTGTTGGGGCCACCGTAGCCAACCTGTCGGGGATGGGGGATGAGTAGCCAACATATTGTGGATTATTTTTTAGAAGCTAATCCACCACGCTTCATCTTTTTAGTTTTGGGTTTAGGTGCTTCCATCAAGCCACCTTTTGCTTTTCCTCCAGTAGCCATTCCCGTACCAAGTCTCTCTGCAGCCCTTTCTGCGCCAGCCTTACCAGAACTTTTAAAGTCTCCTCCGGGGTCACTATCTGCACCACTTTGTGCTTGAGCAAGCTGAAAATTAAGTCGTTCTTGGGCTTTTTTTCTTTCTAAGTCTGCAATTGCTTGTTTTCTTTCCTCATCTCTACGTCTAGCTTCAGCCGCAGTTTTACCTTGCTCTATTAGACGTTCTTGAAGTGCTTTTGATCCAGCTTTTCTTGCTTCTTCTAGTCTTTCTTCTTCTTCTGCTTGCATTTTTGCTGCTTCGCGTTTGTTAGAAGCATTAAGAATTTCATTAAACACAGATTTAGTGCTTTCGGCTTTTGCGCCTTTTTCGTCAATCTGAGTTTTTAATCTATTATATTCATCGCCAGTTACAGTAAACTCTAAATCTCCTTGTTTAAAATTAACATTAACATCTGAAGGTAAAGGTTTGCCTGTAACTAATCCTAAACTTGTGCCAAAAGCACCCGCCATACCCGGCATAGACCCTTCAGGCATATCAAAAGATACGCCGTATATTTCATCGCCAACACCTAAACGTCCACCACCCGGACCGTACATTTCTTCTTCACGGCGTTGACGTGCTTCGTCATCTCCACCTTCTTCACGTACAGCAGTAGTCTGTGGCGTAGTAGGCGTAGTTG